TCGCGGATACCCACCAGTCCTGTAACGAGGCATATTCAGTGGTTGTAATTTGTCTTCCCGGTAAAGAACAACTCTCACAGAGTAGAGCAATGTCTCTTGGGTCATTCACCAAGTCACCAAGACCAAAGGTCCCACTTAGAGCACTCAGAGCAATACCACCAAGGTCCAGATTTAAGAGAGTCTGCGTCGGAGGAGTTATGATGACTGCAAATCTAGCAGTTCTCGCCAAACCACCGTGCTTGCCGACTGTTGCCTTGAAGTCATCGATGGTCGATGGAAGCACAGTGTTTTTAATATCTCTGAAGATTCCCATAGTTATTTTCCTTTGATTATTTTTCTTGAGTCTGCCCAGACCTTGTTTCGTGATGCTCCACTGAATGAGTCGAATGGCAAAAAGAGAACAACCTCCCATTCACTTGCAGGAACAAGGATGGGCTTGCTCCTCATTTGTTCTGTGAGATAGCGTTTAAAGCAGGGTGCAAATTCCTTATATTTTGTAATGCCCTTGAGGATGTCATATGAAATTCTTAGCTTTGTTGTCTCATCAAATCTTTTATTACTTGCAACATCAGTAAGCTTATCAAAGAAAACAGCACGAACATTTGGTGGCAAGTAGTGGAGGTTAATACCGTAAAACCCACCGGGAGCACGATCTACCATGAATATCAGTGGGTATTGGTCAAAGTATGGAAGGGTTGCCTTGGTCTTGGCATCGTATTTGTACATGAACATCTTTCCCAACACGGTTCTCTGACGTTCAATCAGAGCATCATCCTTGAGAAGTTCTCTACGATTCACATTCTTGATGTTCTGGACACGCTTGCGAAACCACTCTAAAGACTCTTTTGTTCTTGGAGTGATACCACTTCTGAATGCTTCGATTTCTAATTTTTCGAGATATGATGCCATGCTCTCTCTCTATTTATAAGAAGAAACCCTACTCCGAGAAATCAGAGTAGGGTTTTGGTGTGTAATGAGTATTTATATTTCCATTTACGAACCAGCAAGCTTCGCAAAGTAGTTCAGTGCTTCTTCATCTTCCTCATTATTACTGCTGCTCTCTGCTGATGCTGTAGAAGCAAACTCCATTGGGTCAGAAGCAGACTTGGGTCTAGGAGCAAAGTCCATAGGAACATCATCAGCGGCATCATCAGCGGCATCTTCACCCAACACTTCATTCAGGCGTGCTTTAAGCTCGTTGTATGACTTGTACTGAGCAGGGTCAGTAAACTCACTAAGGGAATGAAGGCTATCACAAACCCCAACGAGTTTCTCTTCATCACCACCTAGCAGCGGAGCAGGAGCATCGAACTCAGAACGGTCGTAGTTACGATATCCAGCAACCTGTGCAATCTTGATTTTGAAGTTAGCACCGTTCCACATGCAGAATGGGTTGAGAGGAGTCTCATCCTGATACTTAGGATTGACAACATCCATGACCTTATCCTTGATCTTCACTCCATAGCGATAGAGGAACACCTTGCCTTCGTTCTCTGGATTAGAAGGGTCACTAATCACATAGATGTTAGAGACATTGTTAACCTTCCGCTTACGAGCACGCGCAGTCTCCTTGTCTTCCTCACGACCACTGTTCCAGAGTCGAGTGTTCATCTCACTCACTGGATCTGGTTGGTTGTTCAAAGAGGTACGAGACTTTTCAATGTACCACTTACCAGTCGGACCTTGAAATCCATGCTCATAGTAAGTGATCCACTGCTTCTCATCAGGGTCAGGAAGAAAGCGAATAATGGCAAATCCATTACCTGCCTTATCTACACCGGGACTCCAGAACCTATCGTCCTGATACTTGTCCTTGGAATTATCACCAGCAGCAGCCTCTAGAAGTTTCTGAAGCCCTGCCTCACGGTTCTGTTTTAGTTTTTCGAATACTGACATATTTGTTTTATTTTATTTTGTTTTATTTTGTTTTTCTTAGTCATTCCTCACTCAAGGAATGAAAATATTATAGCACACTTATTTCTTGAAATCAAGTGCTTTGAGTATCCCTGCACGAACCTTTGAGATGTCCACCCATGACATCAAGAAAGGCTGGTAGTTCTCAATCAGGTCAAGGTGAGTCTTATGAATGCCCAGAGGATCATTTAGTCGTTTCCTCATATCACTCACGAATCCAAGCAAGACATTCATTACCACCTGAAGTTCAATTTCAAATTTAAAAATGGCTGGATTGTCACCACGAAACATTTCATCAAACGGTAGGGGGAACTGTCTCACTTGTCTTGCTGAACGATAAGTCAGATTTGACACTCTTTCACGAAGTGTCTCAAGGTGGTCTTGATTCAAATCTCCAACCCAGAGGTTTGGGGAGCCTGAATAGACTGCATTGGAGACATAGAACTGAACCATATCATCCTGCCTTGGAAACCACTTTGCGACTTTCTCAAAGAAGTATCTGTCTCTTCTACCCTCATAGGACGATGCTCTGACCTTGGTCTTGAAGTGATACTTGATGGCATCATAACTCCCCGAAAAGTGTAATCGGATTGCTTGGTGAAAGCAATATGCATGGTATCCATTCACAGTGATTCTGTTGGCAATATCTTCTTACTTCTAAGAAATGCGATCAGATCATCCTCCTGTTTCCGTTCAGCGGGAGTCATCTTTGATCTGCGTTTTGCGATCTGCTTTTTCGTCAATCGCACTGCTCTTGGGTCATTTGGTCCTAGTATCATTATTCAGTGGGATTCAGTTCATTCATCTTCTCCACAATTCTTTCAAGAACCCATACTGGAAGAGATCCCTGCGATCCACACATCCAGAAATAGTAATGACCATCAACGTCTTGAACCAATTCAGCAAAGCAATCATCAGTCTCTTCTGTCAGGAAGATAATCTCCTCATTCTCATGGCACACATAGTATGCTGAATGCGTCTTTTTCTTTCGTTTCTTTTTCATATCAGTAAAGTGTGTTGATTGGAGACTCATCCTTGATGCAGTTTCTCTGAACTGCCTCTGCATACAACCTTTCTTTGAGATTTCCCCTCACTGATCCAGCAAGATCCTCTGGTTCTATGCCATGATCTTCACATACTTGCATCATTGCCTCCATGTAAGTCATGCCGTCCTCATTGACATAGTGGACAACCTTTTTCACCAAACGGTTCTGGTTGATTCCAATTTCCATTTCAATATTCAGTTTCTTTTGCAGTTCTTCGAATGTTCTCATAGTAGTGTTTAGTGTTATATTAGAGTGATTTGCGTGATCCCAGAACGCGGTGGAGGATACAATGCCCATTGATGCGACCAGTGGCAGTCTTTTTCTTGGTGGTTAAGTTGCTGACAATCTTTTCAATTTGCTTTGGAGTCTTACCAGCAACTTGTGGCAGAATCTCCTTGGGTTTGCGTAGTGTGATGACATAGCTTGTCTTGGAATCGAAGTTCTGTAGTGTGCATCCCTTGACAGTAAATCCATCTGGTCCCTCTGCATGATAGACGTTCAGTGTCTTGTAGCGAGTATTGAAGACATAGAGATGTTGGGAACCGGGAATGGTCACGGGGTTAATGGAATTCAAATTAAATTCGTCATTCTCTGGTGCAAACTTCAGGGACTTGATTTGCTTGTCAGCAGTCTTCACACGCTTCTTACGAGGCTTACGTGCCTTGACTGGTTTCTTCCACGAATCAACAGCCTGAGACATGATCTGAAGAGCCTTGATGCGATTCTTGAGTGCTGGCTTTGAGAGATATGAAAACCCCTCTACCAGTTGTTCATCAGACTTGTCGTATGCTTTCTGATACTCATCATGATACCTCTTGATCCATTCTTGAAGTGGTCGGTGATACTCCTTCTCGACATTGATTTCATTCAATGCCACAATGATATCAAATTCACGAATCTTGCCAGTAGTCTTCACTGTCCATGAATCAATGAGTGCCTCAAGGTCAGTGATAAGAGACTGGACCTTCTCCCTTGATCGTTGAGGGATTCTTGCCCTTGCAATCTCGATAGGAGAAAGTCCAGTTTTCTTTGGTGCTGTGGCAGCAACAGGACGAACTGTTTTTAGGAGACGGTCAATCAGCTTCCTAATCTTGCCCTGAACAGGAGCACCTTGTGTTGCCATCCGTGCAAGACTCCCAACAAGAGAACAAACCTCGTTTTGAGGATAGTTCCTAGTCAGGAGGGATGCCTTTGCTGAACCATACCGGGAATCTGATACCATGTATTCGTGAAGTGCATAAAGAAAGTCCGGTTTCTCAAGATAGTAATTGTAGAAACCGAATGCCTTGATGAGATACAACTCAAGGTCAGTTACATTGGAATCCCACACTGGTTCTTCACCAGTGAATGCGTAATCGGTTGCCTTGATTCGTCCATTGCGAAGGAATGCTTTTGTGCGTTTCATAATATGATGGTATCAGTTTGTTTGATGATTGTCAATAACAACTTTATTACAGATAGGTTCCCATGAGGCTTAGTTCATCCTCAATGTCACTCTGAGATGGATAGAAGGTTCCTTCCAGATTCCGGTCATTAGAGACCTTCACAACATCGACAC